CAATCGCGCATAAAATATTCCCAAAATAGCTTTTGAGAGGAGCTGATAATCAATGTCAAGACCACCAAAGCCGTATGTTGTGCTTGCAAATGAAAAGAAATCGCATAGGACAAAAAAGGAAATGAAGCAGCGGCAGCAAGGTGAAAGTGCGCTTGCTACTGGAGTGGCATTGAAAGAACGCTCCAATGTCAAAAGCAATAGTGTGGCCCATAAAGAGTTTAAGAGAATCAATGATTTGCTTAAAAAGATTGAAAAAAACGATGCGATATATGAACCTGTTGTAAATCGATATTGCTTAATTCAAGCGGAATGTTTTGAATTGGAACAGCGCAGGGAATATTTCTTCGGTTTAATCGAAGCACTTAAAGACGGCTTTGAAGAAATCTGTGATGAGCTCTCACCAGATGAAAAAGCTGACAAACTAATAGAATTTACTAGGGAGATTGCAAGGCTGACAAACGGAATGATGTCTTTAGATAAGATCCTTCAGACAAAGAGAAAAATGCTATTGGATATTGAAAAAGAAAACATCATGACCATTGCTGCTGCATTGAGAAGCATACCGAAAAGTGAAGAGAAATCCTCTAACAAGTTACTGGAAGCGTTGAAAGATGGTTAAAGAAAGTAGAGCTTATAAGTATGCCATGTGGTCCGTTGAAAGTGACAATCGTAAGGTACCCAAATATGTAAAAAAACAAGCGCTTGCTTGGCTAAATATTGTGGATGGCATGGATCCAGATGCTTATGTGGATGAAAAAGCTTATAGCAAATTAAATAAGTTGCTGAAATTGATGATGCATCCCGATTTACGTTGTCCGATGGATGAAGGATTAGAGGATTATGCCTGGTTATTAATCGTAGCCATCTTCTGCACAAAGTTAAAAAATGAAGGTGCGAAAGATATAAGATATTATGAAACTGCTCTATTGGAGATAAGTCGAAAGAATTTTAAGACCTTCAATTCAGCGGTTATTTTTATATTATTACTTCTAACAGATCCGGAATTCAGTCGTTTTTTTTCAGTGGCGCCAGATTTAAAATTATCTAGTGAACTTAAACTTGCCATTAGAAAAATAATAAAAGTTAGTCCGGCATTAGCTGAAGATGATGTTTTTAAAATTCTTAGAAGTGAAGTCCGGTGTCTATTGACCGATAGTGAGTACATTCCATTAGCCTATTCCGATGATAAGATGGATGGTAAATTGGCTAATGCCTTTTTAGCCGATGAAGCTGGAGCCATGGACAGTTATCCAATTGAAGCTATGAGGTCCTCACAGATCACATTGTTTAATAAGCTTGGTATTATCATTAGTACTCAATATCCCAATGACAATAATGTAATGATTGATGAAATCGATATTTCTAAAAAAGTCCTAGATGGATTGATTGATAGTAAGAGAAGATTTTCATTGCTTTATGAGCCCGATGAAGAATTTTTGGTAAATGATCAATGGCAAACCGATGATTTAGTAATATGTCAATCTAACCCTGTAGCTGTAGCGCATGATTATATCTTTAATGCAATTAAGGATATGCGAACTATGGCTATTTTGTATGAAAACAAACGAGAAAACTATCTGTGTAAGCACAATAATATCAAATATAAAGGCCTGGGTGTGGAAGGTTATATCGAGATTACTAAGGTCAAAGAGTGCAAAATTGAAGAGGATTTGGCGTTTTGGCGCGGCAAAAGAGTTTATCTAGGCTTGGACTTATCCCAAACAGATGATAATACTTCGCTCGCAATGGTAACCGAGCATAACGACATGATTTATGCCAAAGTTTGGGGCTTTATTCCCAAAGACAGAAAGTTGTATAAAGAAAAGAAAGAAAAAGTGGATTACAACAAACTCATTAGCCAGGGCGTGTGCTTTGAGTGTGGAGATGACATCATTGACTATGGATTTGTAGAAAATTTTATTCTTGAGCTTGAGGCAAAGTATAGTGTCGAAATTATGCAAATTGGTTATGACCGGTATAACGCGATTAGTACAGTTCAGAAACTTGAAGCAGCTGGCTATGAATGTGTGGAAATCAAGCAGCATTCTAGTGTTCTCCACATGCCTACTAAGCTATTAAAAGAGATTATTCTCAGTAAGATGTTTCATTATGATGAAAATTTGATGTTAGAAATTAATTTTCAAAATGCACGCTGTACCGAGGATACAAACCTAAATAAGTATGTAAATAAAAAGAGATCAGCTGGAAAAGTGGATATGGTTGTTTCAACAATTAACTCACTTTATTTACTGCAGCAAGATATGTTATTTGGAATGTCTGATTTTGGAGCACAGGTTATTTAGAAGGAGGTGAGAATGTGGGATTAATACAGCAGTGGCGTGAGTTTCGTAGGTATCGAAAGGAAGAAAGGGACCTTACATTAGAAGAATTACTTCTAAGTGCAGGTGTATTAAGCGAAACCATCACAAAGGAGCAAGCTTTAAATATACCGGCAGTTAGCGCTTGTGTAGGTGTTATTTCTGACACAGTTGCCTCTTTGCCCATTCAGTTATACCGAGATGACGGTGGAAAGGTAACGCAAGTTAAAAATGATGATAGAGTAAGCCTGTTAAATGACGACACGAAGGATACTTTGGATGCCTTTCAGTTTAAAAAAGCTTTGATTGAAGATTATGTCTTAAAAGGTGCTGGTTACTCGTATATTAATCGTCAACGGAATAATATAAAAAGCCTGCACTATGTGAGAAATAGTAATCTTTCTGTAAATATGAACGCGGATCCTATCTTTAAAGATTATGACATCCTTGTAAATGGCGCTTCATATCGCGATTTTGAATTTCTCAAACTGACAAGAAAATCAAAAAACGGTATTACTGGTACCGGAATTATTAGTGAAAACAACAAGATATTATCTGTTGCTTACAATTCACTAGTCTTTGAGGATGTGTTAGTAAAAACTGGTGGCAACAAAAAAGGATTTTTAAAAAGCCAGGGCAGATTGGGTAAAGAAGCGATTGATGAACTTAAATTAGCATGGAAAAACCTCTATAAGAATAACGATGAAAATGTTGTAGTTTTGAATAGTGGCTTAGATTTTCAGGAAGCTTCAAACACCTCTGTGGAAATGCAGTTGAATGAAAATAAAAAAACCAATTCTAGCGAAATTTGCAAAATCTTTATTACACCTCCATCTATTTTAGATGGATCAGCTAGTGATGAGGTGTATAACAATTGGATAAAAGTTTGCATATTGCCTATTTTAATAGCATTGCAAACAGCCTTAAACAAGGACCTTTTACTACCAAGTGAAAAAGGTTCTTTTTATTTTGCCGTTGATACCAAAGAGTTGCTTAAAGGTGATATCGAAAAGCGATTTAAAGCTTATGAGATTGCCTCGAAGAACGGGATTATGCAAATTGATGAAATCAGGTATAGAGAAGATCTTGAACCTCTTGGATTGGATTTCATTAAGTTGGGATTACAAGATGTTCTTTACAATCCAATTACCAAGGAGATTTACACTCCAAATACCAATAAAACAGCGGATATGACTAATCCAGATAAAAAACTGGGAGGAGGTGAGTAAGATGAGAATAGAGATCAGGGGGAACCAGGTACTACTTGACGGTTATGTAAACGCTGTGGGTAGAGAAAGCCGGGTATTACCTTCTTCAAGAGGTCCGTTTCGGGAGCAGATTGTTCCTAAAACGTTTGAAAGGGCTTTGTTAAAAACGGATGATGTTGACCTTCGGTTTAATCACGACGAAAATCGTCGGTTAGGGTCCACAAAAGCAGGAAACTTGCAATTATATGAGGACAACATTGGATTACGTGCTATCGCTACTGTAACTGATGAAGAAGTTATGGAAAAGGCAAAGGCAGGAAAGTTAACTGGATGGTCTTTTGGGTTTATTGATAAAAAACCGAATTGGCAAGATGGTGCTGATGGTGTCCAAAGAAGGTTTTTGGAGGATATCGAGCTTTTGGAAGTGTCGATTTTAGACAAAACTCCTGCTTATATCGCTACAAGCATTGAAGCCAGGGGCGAAGAAAATGTAATTACAGAAAACAGAAGTGACGAATTTCGAGCTGAAATTGAGGATTTATCACCAAAAGAGGAACGAATGAGTGATGATATGAAATCTGTAATGCAAGCTTGTATGGACATGTGTAAGAAATGTATCGATGTCTGTGAAGGGCAACCGAACATGCAAGCGGTAGTTGAGGCTTGTAAGAAATGCATAAGCGCATGTGAATCAGCAATGGGCGATAATAGTTCATCTAGCGCAAGATCAATGGAACAAGCTATTTTAGAAATTCTTAAATTGAGAGGCGGTAAATAATATGTCATTTTTAAAAGTATTAGCTAAACCAGTAATCGAATTTCGTTCTGTGCCTACCCTTTTGGAGCAACGTAACACGCTGCTTGATGAGATGGATGGGATTGTTAATAAAGCAAAAGAGGAAACTCGGGCATTTTCTGACGATGAAAGCACTCGTTTCGACGCAATTAAAGTGGAAATTGCTAAGATTGATAAAACGTTAGTTGCGGAAGAAGAGGCCCGTTCTTTTGATAAAAAGAAAGTGGTAAAGAAAGAAGAGACTGAAGAAGAAAAACGGGCATTAGAGGTAGTTGAAGAAGAAAAACGCTTCTTGGAATTCGTTCGTGAGGGTCGTGCTGCTGGAATGGGCGCACCCGGGCAAAATGGTATTACTATTCCTTTAACAATTGCTAATAAGATCATTGATAAAATTTACAACATTTCACCAATTTTATCTAAAGCAACTACTTTCCGTATAACCGGTGATCTATCTTTCCCTGTGTATGATTTCACTCAACATACTACTGGATATGTGACTGAATTTACAGCAATCACTAACACTCAAGGAACATTCACACAGGTTAAGTTAACTAATAACATCATTGGAACGCTTGCTAAAATCGGCCGTTCGTTAATCAATCGCTCTGATGTGGATGTCCTATCTTATGTAATTAATGCGATTGCTAAATCAGCTGCATTATTCTTAGAAAAGGAATTAGTAAACGGCGGCGGCGTTTTAGGTTCTGGGAAATTAAGTGGATTATCACAAATTGCAGCTGGTCAAGTATTAACAGGGGCTACTACTTTAGTAATTGACTCTGCCGAACTAGTAAAATTGCAATTAATGGTTCCACAAGTTTATCAACCTGATTGCGCATGGATTATGCATCCACTAACACTTGCTTACATCCAAGGGTTAAAATCAACTACTGGACAATTCCTGATGGGTAACACACTTTCAGAAAATGGACTTTACACTATCCTCGGAAAGCCTGTTTATGTATCTGATCAAATGCCTCAGATTGGTGTAAATGCTCTTGAAATTTTCTATGGTGATTTATCCGGTCTTTACACTAAAGTAACAAAAGATGTCCAAGTACAAGTTCTCCAAGAAAAGTATGCCGATGAATATGCTATCGGTATTGCTTCGTTCTTGGAAATGGATTCAACAATCGTTGAACCACAAAAAATTGTTGCTTACAAAGGTAAATAATTGAACTAGGGAGGGTTTTTCCTTCCCTTTTTCTTAGTGTAAAGGGGTGATTAAATGAAAATCAAGGCATTAAAAGACTTTCAAAGTGCTATCGTCCACATGTCTGCAGGTGATATCAGAGAGGTTGAACTTGATGATTACACGGCTGAAAACTGGGTTGAAAATGGTCTAATTGAAATTAAGGGTCGTAAAAAGCAGCCGGTGGAAGTTAGTACAACTGCCGAGGATGAAAAGCCGGTGAAAACTGATGATAATTAGCGAAGTGGAAATTCATGACTTAAAGGACTATGCACATGTTTATCATGATGAAGATGATCAGCTTTTTTTTAGTATCTTGCCAGCTTGTAAAGCATTTATCAAAGGATATACTGGGCTTTCCACAGAGCAAATGGATGGTAAAGAGGATTTAACCATTGCCCTAATGGTCCTATCCAATGAAATGTATGACAATCGAACATTTACCGTCCAATCTGACAAAGTTAACTCTGTCATTAAATCCATCCTAGACATGCACTCTATTAATTTACTTTAGGGGGTGCTATTTTGACTAGATTTCAAATTAATCCTGGTGAATACCGGCACATTATTCTTTTTCAGAAAAAGACAAAAATACAAAATGAGTTTAGGGAAGTCATTGATGATTGGGTAGATGTCCTAAAAACTCGTGCTGGTATTTATCCGATAAGCGGCAAAGAGTTTTTTTCGGCAGAAACAGTAAACAGTGAAGTTAGCCATAAGGTGAATATGCGATATATGCCAGGGATTACTCCTGAAATGCGTATAAAGTTTGGTGATCGGCAATTTAGAGTTATTTCCGTCATTAACTTTCAAGAAAAAAATATTGAACTCCAACTTCAATGTAAGGAGTTGATCTAATGAACGAAAGTGAAATTGTTGGTTTCAACGAGTTAGTGCGACAGTTTGAAAATTTGGGGAAGAACTTTCCGAAGCCTAAAATCAGAAAAGCTGTCAATGCTGGTATGAAAGATACATTACAAGTAGCCAAGAGATTAGCACCTGGGAAAAAGTTAAAAAAAGGGTTAATTAAAATTGAAGAACCCAAATGGAAAATGATGAAAAAAAAGAAAAAAGTAGTCATGCGAATTGTTTTTGACAGGGGTATGAATGATATTTTTCAAAAACCTATTACACCCGAGGGTAGGGGGACGCGAGGAGCAAACCCTCCAAAACCAACAGGTTATTATCCTGTCTCTGTAGAGTATGGATATAAAACTAGTATAAACGGTGATAGAAAAGAAGGTGTGTATTTCGTCAGACGAGCAATCGAAATGACTAGTACCTCTTCCCAAGAAAAAATAGTCAAGTCTTTAGGACAATCCATTGATGAAATAACAAGGTAGGTGGTTATATGAGCTTCGAGAAAGCATTAGGGGATGAACTAATTACCACTTCGTCAGACTTAAAAGAGGTAACTGATAATGGAATTCTTGAGAAGGTATTCCCTATATATGCACCCGAAGGAACAATTGCACCTTTTATCATTTTTGTTTCATCAGAAGGCGTGCAGGATAAAAGCTTTCAAGGTTACTTAACTAGTAAAGAGGTAGATTGTGAAATTTATATTGTTCACAACAGCTATTCTGGTATGAAAGCTTTAACTAAAGAGGTCTTAGCAAAGATCCTGTCGTTCCAGGGCAGAGCAATTGGTGACAATGGGCCATTTATACAAGATGTAACATATGAAAAACCTATTGAAAAGTATGAAAACGAAGTAAAGCTTTATCGAAGTGCTTTTGATATGAAAGTTAGATTTTAGGGAGGTAATAAAATGACAGCACAAGCAGCAATGGGTACAAAAATTCAAATTGGCGCTAATAGCGTCGCAGATTTAACTAGTATTGGCGGTTTAGAATTATCTGCAGATACGATTGAAACAACTACGCTAGATAGCAATGGCTGGCGTACATTTATGCAAGGACTGAAAGACGGTGGTGAAGTAGCTATTAGTGGATATTTTAATCCAGGGGATACTAATGGTCAGATGGCCATGTATAATGCTTTTAATTCAGGAGCACAAATGCCTTTCACAATACTTTTTCCATTCGGTGCAAGTTGGACTTTTAATGGCATTGTAACCGGCTTTAATACTGGTGCAGAAATGGAAGATAGCGTTACCTATGAAGGGACTATTAAAGTCAGCGGACAACCATCACTTGGACTAACTCCTTCAGGCGGCTTAACTGGTTTAGCGCTCACGGGTACAGGTGGAGCACTATCGCCTGCCTTTAATAACGGCATCAACTTATATGCATTTAGCGGCGTGACTGCTGCATCTGTTACTCTAACAGCTACAGCAGCAAACCACACCTTAACCTTATTTGTGGATGGAGTATTATCTCAGACACTGACAAGTGGGTCTGCTTCAGCTGCCATTCCTATCACTGCTGTGGGATCCAAGAAGCTTGTTATTGTGGCCCAAGAACCGAATAAAGCACCAAAACTTTACGAAGTCACACTTGTTAAAACTGCTTAAGACTAGGGATTATCTCTAGTCTTTTTTATTTATTAAGGAGGAACTTAAATGCCAGATAAAAACGATGTAGTTATTATTAATTTAGACAGACCAAGAGAATTACGATTTGGTCATAGGGCACTAAAGAAACTAGGTTCATTAATAGGCAAAAATTTTGATGAAATTGAATTGGAAAATTTTGATGCAGAACAAATAGAGATAATCCTCTATTGTGGATTGATTTCGGACGCAAAGGAAAACAATGAAACTTTGAAACTTGAGGATATGGAAGACTTACTTGATAAGGCTTCCAGTTACAAAGAACTTCTAAAAAAAATGACTCTCGCTTTTAATGCGGCTTTTGGCACATCAGAGGTGGATGAAAAAAACTAACAAAGGATAGCAGTACAGAAGATGCTAAATGGGACTGGGAATTGTCTTTGAAATCTGCTATCCACATTGGAATAAGTATTCCCGAATATAACGATATGACGCCATATGAGTTAAGTCTATGTATTTTAGATTTTAATGAGAAACAAAAGGCACATATGGAAAATGAAAAGGCACAGTTGGAAAACGAATTAACAGTAGCTTACTTCGGCGCATACTGGCAACGAATTGAAAAGCTCTCACCTAAAAATCTTCAAGACATATTGAAAAAATTAAATAAACCTGAGAAAAAGCAAATGACCAATGAAGAAATGCTTAATCAGATCAAAAAACTTAATGAAGCTTTCGGCGGCACCACATTTTAAAAATAGGGGGTGAAACAAATGGCTTTAAGAAATTTACTTGTAAGGATCGGTGCTGACCTAAGCGGCCTACAAAAAGGGATGAAACAAGCTCAAGGGGAGTTAAAATCCTTTCATGGTAACATTGCTTCTACGATGGGGAAAATCAAGGCTACATTAGCTGCGGTTGGTGGAGCTATGGCTCTAGGTTCTGCTATTAATGATGCAATCAAATATGAGGCGTTAATGGGTACAATCGGTGAAACCCTTGGTTCTACTGCTAATGATTTTGTTAAGTGGTCTGAAACTACTGGAGCAGCTATGGGTCTTTCAAAGTTAGCTGCTGCGGAGATGGGGAACACGTTCTCTCTTAAGTTCAAAGGTATCGCTAAAGATGCTCAAGACAATTTCAGAATGACAACTGATTTAATGAAGGCAGCTGCTATTATCCGAACAAAAACAGGAATGCAAGAAGTCGAAATTATGGATCGTATGCGTTCAGCGATGAACCAAGAAGCCGATGGTGCGGACGAATTGGGCGTAAACGTTCGAGTTGCAGCAATCACTGCTTCGAAAGCCTATAAGGAAATGGCTAACGGTGTTCCGTGGGCAGATTTAAACAAAAATCAACAAACGCTAATTTTACAAGCATATATTACTGACTCTATTTACAGTAAACTTGGAAACACTGTCGCAAATAATACAGCCTTATTGAAAGGGCAATTTTTAGCTGCTTTGAATGATACAAAGCTAGCACTCGGACAAGCTTTTCTCCCCATATTAAATATTGCACTTCCTTTATTGACTACATTAATGCGAAAAGTTGAAAGTGCTTTTAAATTCTTTGCAGGATTTATGCGAGCAATGTTTCCTAAGTCTAATATTGCTGCTGGTAATGCTCAGGTTAAAACTACAGATAAACAAACCAGTTCAATAGGTAAACAACAGAATGCGGTAGACGGTTTAAGTAACTCCGTTAAAAATTTAGGTAAGGCGAAGAAGAAAGCATCAAATGGTGTGGCTGGATTTGACCAGATCAACTCCTTATCTTCTGCTAGTGCTACTGACGGTGGTGCAGGTGGTGGTGGTTCAGGAGATGTTTTTAGCGGTATAGGTGATGATGCAAATGCAGCACAAGACGATGTGAATAATCTTGGTGATGTTATAGCTGGAGTCACTGATAAGGTAAAAGCTTTTGTGGCTCAAGTAAAAGAATGGTTAGCGCCGATTAAACCTTATTGGGATGATTTAAAAGAATCTATCGAAAACATTGGCGTTGCTCTATCTGACGTTTGGAATTCTAAGGACGGTAAAGAGTTTAAAACTTGGTTAACCTCTGGTTGGGATTTAGGTTTATCTGGAGTCTTAGAAATCTTAGCTGGGTTCGGTGACGTATTCGCAGGAATTATAAGGACTGTTTGGGGCGGTTTAACCGGGGACTGGAAGATGATGTGGGAAGGCGCAGGGGATATCGTCAAGGGTCTCATTGAAATCTTAAACGGCACATTTGGTCCGTTGTTCCCTGACCTTATGAAAAAAGTTAAGGAATTCACCGACGGATTTAAAGAAAAGTGGGATTCTCTTCTAAATATCAATTGGTTAGCAATAGGAGTAGAGGCTCTCAAAGCTTTTGTTCAAATGAAAAATGATATCAATAAAGTCTGGGATGATATAACAGCAGTTGCAAGTACAGTAGCGGGTAATATTTGGTCTGCAATTTCTGGTAAGTTTGCAGATGTAAAATCGTGGTTTACAACAAAATTCGGTGAAATACCTACAGCACTCGGTGGGTTTGTAGATGATGTTGGAACCAAAGCTGGCGAAACCTGGTCTGCAATCAAAGCTAAATTTAGTGGTGCATATGACTGGTTTAGAGACTATGTGATTAAAGCTCCTTATAACGCTTTTGTAAACTGGAAGGATTTAATAGCTAATAAAGCTGGGGAAAGTTGGACAGCAATCAAAGGTAAGTTTACTGGAGCTTACGATTGGTTTAGAGATAATGTTGTTAAAGCTCCATACAATGCATTTATTAACTGGAAAGATAGTATTGCATCCAAGGCAGGTGACGTATGGACGGCGGTCAAAGGTAAGTTCACCGGAGCTTACGATTGGTTCAAGACCAATGTGGTTGATAAAATCTCTTTAGCTTTCGGCAAAATCAAATACAATGTTACCGATGGGTTGTATAACAGCGTAAAAGGACTTATTAACAAGTTAATCGATCTTATAAATAAACCACTAAAGGAAATAAAAAGCTGGTCGTTTATGGGGTCAAAGCCGTTTGGTGGACTACCAACCATTCCAAAACTCGCTAAAGGTGGTATTGTTAATAGCCCGACACTTGCTATGGTTGGCGAAGCTGGTAAAGAAGCAGTCATGCCCCTTGAAAATAACACTGGCTGGATTAACGAATTAGCTTCAAAACTTAATGGGATGGGCGGAGGAAACTCGGGCCCTATAGAGGTTACCCTACAGCTCAACGAGACTAAACTAGGCAAGGTTGCCATTTCCTCCATTAATAAAGTCCACCGACAATCTGGAAAAATCTTATTAAATCTATAGGAGGAGATAAAATTGGCTATGTTACAAATTGATGGTGTTTCAATTACTTCTCCTAAATCTTTGCAAGTTGATATTATGGACCTGGATGGGACTACTAACCGCAATGCAAAAGGTGAGATTGTCCGTGATCGTATAGCGGTAAAAAGAAAACTAAGCATGGAATGGCCGCCTTTAAAGGATTCAGAGATATCGGTTATTTTAAAAGCGGTGAGAAATGTTTTTTTTCAATGTACTTATCCAGATCCAATGGAAGGTACATCTCAGACCAAGACGTTTTATGTGGGTGATCGCTCTTCGCCAATGTATAAAGATGGTTTATGGGAATCCTTAAAAATGGATTTCGTGGAAAAGTAGGTGATGTGATGTATACTGTATCGAATAATTATAAAAGTAGCATTTCAAGTGATTCGCGTGTTTTGAATTGTTATGCAATTGTAGGTGCTCAAACATTTAATTACGACACAATTGAATCTATTAATTTTGAAGATACGGTTAATCCTGATGATGTGTTTGCTGTCGGGACCGTATCTTCTGCTTATTTAGAGATTACACTTTTAAACACAACTGGCAATTTTGACGGCGCTCAGGTAAAGCCTTATATCGGGGTGGATATCACTGGATCCGGAAATTTTGAGTACGTACCATTAGGTGTTTTCAATGTGGAAGAAACCGTTAAAAATAAAGGTTCTATCACTTTAAAATGCTTTGACAATATGATTAAGACGGAAAGCACCTATACAACTTCATTAACATATCCGGCCACACTGACAGCCATCATGAATGAAATCTGCACGAGAACTGGTGTTACGTTTTCGGGTACTCTTCCGAACCATTCTGTGTCTCAGCCAGAAGCAGCAACATATAGAGAAGTTATTGGATTAATTGCTGGTGTTTGTGGAGGGTTCGCTAAATTTAGCCGGTTGGGTGTACTTAATATTAAAAGTTATGCATTTACGATAGTTCGGACAATTGATAGTGCCAACTATTTTGACTTAAACAAAGAGGATGGGGCGTACACAATCGGCAAAGTGACGATGAGAGACGAGAGCTCCGACACCTCGTATTCCAATGGTTCAGTAACGGCATCCACTATGGAATTAATAATAAAAAGCCCTTGGGCATCCAGTGCTATTGCATCTGATATCTATACCAAACTAAACGGAATTAGTTTTATCCCCGTTGAAATGCCATGGCAAGGTGATCCAGCACTTGATGTCGGTGATTGGGTAACAATAAATGAATACAAGGCTTCACCGTTTACGACCATAATGACAGAGGTTAAGCTTACATTTTCAGGTGGTATGTCGGCTGATTTTTCTTCGAAATGTGAGGGTAAAACAAAGAATCAATATAATACCAATCCACAAGTTCCTGGCATAAAAGGGCCACCTGGAAAGGATGGTCAGACACTTTACACCTGGATTAAGTATGCAGACAGCCCGACTACAGGAATGAGCGATATACCGGACGGAAAAAAGTATATCGGTTTTGCTTACAACAAAACTTCCGCAACTGAATCTACAGTTTATGTGGATTACTCATGGAGCCTCATAGAGGGGCCTCAAGGTGTGCAGGGCCCAAATGGTCAGACTTTATATACGTGGATAAAATATGCTGATTCTCCGACTACTGGTATGTCAGATTCCCCTACAGGCAAGACATATATGGGGTTAGCTTATAATAAAACAACCGCAACTGAAAGTGAAGTATATACAGATTATAGTTGGTCTCTGATTAAAGGTGATACGGGTGCTACAGGACCACAAGGTCCACAAGGATTACAGGGTATTCAGGGACCTACAGGAAACCAAGGTATTCAGGGCCCTGCAGGAGCCAACGGCGTTTCATCATACACCCATATAGCATATGCCAATAGTGCTGATGGTGTAACAGGCTTTGACGTCGCAAATTCTGTAGGTAAGGCCTATGTCGGTATGTATGTAGATTCTAACGCAACTGATTCCAACTTACCTTCTGCGTATGCTTGGTCATTAATAAAAGGAGCGGACGGCGCCCAAGGTATTCAAGGCCCTGCCGGTGCTAATGGTCAAACACCATATTTACACATAGCATATGCAACTAATTCTACAGGCTCTACAGGTTTCTCTACAACAGATCCTACCGGCAAAACATATATTGGAACCTATACAGATTTTACAGCGGCAGACTCTAACACTGCTTCAATGTATGATTGGCAGCTAATTCAGGGTCCGCAGGGCGTACAAGGTCCAACTGGTGCAACAGGCCCTCAAGGTCCAACGGGATCAACGGGAGCAACTGGGAGTCAAGGTCCTGCTGGCCCAACAGGTCCACAAGGCCCACAAGGTACTACAGGAGCCCAAGGGGCTAGAGGTCCTGAAGCTGACGAAGCAATACTATTCGGTAAGAACTCCTCTTTCTATGACTGGTCAGGGGCGTTACCTGATTATTATTCTGGTCAAACAGGCGTCGCATCAACTAAAGTAGCCTCTGATAATAAGACGAATGGTAACTCTGTACAATGGGTTGTTGCCGCTGCTACAAACACTTATATGCAAAAGAGTGTAACTAATGTTGGTTACGCTCAGTATGTGTCTGTAGAAGTTACCTTTAAGCTTACTAGTGGAACTATTGGCGGTGCCGGTGTTCTTATTAGGATGGAAGCTACTGCAGACAGTGATACTTATATCAAGTTTGTAGATTACGTGCCAAGTCCTACACTTAACCAATGGTATACTATTACTGAGGTTATCAAGCTCCCTTCAGCAACCACTCCTGCCGGTTATGCTGGATATACTATATTTCCTATGGGTGGCTTCACCGGAGTTGGTACTATTGATGCCAAGACTATCCAGTTTGATTCCGTTAAAGTAAGAGCTTCAACAGACGGTGAGAGATACGGCTTTGACAATGGTCTATTGGTTAATGGCTGGGTAGTGACGGGGACTACAGAAATTAATGGTGGTAAGATTAAGGCCGACTCAGTAACAACTAGAGAAATCTATGTAGCTGATTTATCTTCCTTATCAGCTAACATAGGCACCGTTACTGCTGGCGTACTAAAAAATGTATCAGGCACTAATAAAATTGATCTAACAGTTGGAACAGTAGATTTTGGCAGTGGTAAGTTCACAGTAGATGCTGCAGGAAACGTTACTTTTTTAGGAGTTTTAAGTGGCGCTAGTGGTGATTTCGCAGGTGACTTATCTACAGGTTACTTAGTAGTAGGGCAAGATAGTCCTGATATGCCTTGGTACAGCGATGCACAATTAGCTGTAGAGTTTAAAAACCCTGTACGTGTTACTAACGGCGTTTATACATGGGGAAACTCTTTCTTCCTAAAGGTTGGTAATAACACAGCCATTTTTGAAGGCTTACCTATCATGATAGACTCGCTATTTGTGCAAGATGAATTAAATGTACCGAGTAGTGCCGTCACAGTTACAAATAGGCCTTTTATGGAATCTAGTAATGGAACTAGTAACGTACTATCTAAAGCATGGACCATATTGACTAATGGTACAGTTGCCACCAACATAGGCGGAGGGACTTTTGCTAGCGGTGTTTATACAGTACCTGAAAATGGATTGTATTTTATTTATCAAGAAATTAACACAGGTACAATAGATAATTACTCATACCATTTATCATGCTTCAAGAACAACAACATGTTAGATAACTACCGTTTAGATCAACGAAATGCCTCAGGAGCTTATGACGGTATCTTACTAGGCGTTACATTTATAAACTGTGTTGCAGGTGACAAATTGGATGTAAGAATGTATCACACGGAAACAACTACTAAATCAGTAGCAGGACAAAATATAAAAATAGCAAAGGTGGTATGACGAATGATACTTGAAGATTGTATATTACAACTTTATCCCGATATGATTCCGAATGTAGATTTTTTCATATCAGTTGATCCTGGAACCTTAGAACAATTTATAGGTTATTGGAACGAAGACAAGCACGCTATACCTGCAAATATAAAATTAAAAGAAGCTTGGCTAGATGCATTCAAACAACAAAAAATAAAAGAGTTTTCATCTAAATGTAAAGAAGAAATATTAGGACAATTTGAGGCTACTGTTAATTCAGTAGCCTATTATTTTTCCTTTGATATGGAAGCACAGGCTAACTTTACGGGTACACTAGCGTTATTCACTGAAGGCTTGATTGATAGAATGGAATGGACGGCTTATAAGGATGGTGTAGCTGAAAGATTATTCTTAGATAAAACACAGTTCCTTAAAGTTATTTCTGAAGCCTTTCAGCACAAGAATCGAAATATAACAAAGTATAGAAATGAATTATGTGTGAAGGTAAATCAAGCAACTGAAGTCGAAGAATTGGAGTTACTGACATGGTAAAAAGATATGTTTGGAATTTCCTTATTTCCATTGACCAGTTCTTTAACACTGTACTAGGTGGATATCCTGACGAAACTATCTCGTCTAGGATGGGTAAACATGTAGCGAAGAAAGATTGTCCATTTTGTAATTTAATATGCAAGTTACTTAATCTATTTGAAAAAGACCACTGTATAAAGTCAATAGAATCTGACGAAGGTGAAACTTTATAACATTTTACGAGTCCTTTCAGGGCTCTTTTTATGTATGGAGGTAGAAGGATGCGACAAAAATACTATAAAAGTATGATATTTAGTTTAAAGATTATACAAAAAATAATTGACATATCCTTAAAACAACTAGAGAAAATTGAAAACTTAATTTACGAATGTAAAAATAAAGCGAGGAAATTACACAAGCTAATTTAATTGTTCTAATAAAATCCATTATTATTCCATCTGCGATTAGTTTATAATTCTATTTGACCAATATTGTAGGAGGATATCAATGAAGGACTTATTAGGAGCTGGAGAATTAAGCACCAATAGTTTAGAACTAGCAAAAACTGTTTACCCTGACTTGGCTCAACCGGCAGTAAAAAAAGTAGGGACGGCTTTAGAAATGACATTAGATTTTCTTATGATTCCAATAAAATATTTAGGTGCTGTGGGCAAAAAATATGATATGAATATACAAAAATCTTTAAATGATTATCAGCAGAAACTGGATTCTATTCCTATGGAGGAAATAGGAACAGTCCCACCAGAAATTGGGGTACCTATAATTGAGGATTTAACAAAAGTAACAAATGAAGATCTATCCTCAATTTATGTAAATTTATTGGTGAATGCATCGCTTGTAACTACATCTGGATATGCTCATCCAAGTTTTATAAATGTATTGAGGTCTTTAAGTCAGGATGAGGCAAAAATAATAAAACAATTATCCTCTGGGTTAAATTCATTTTGTTTTATTAGATTTGAAAGAAAAGATACTGACGGATCGGTTGTACCAATGCCAAGGTTATTTAGCGATATTA